GGTGGAGGGGGAAATTCATGCTGGGGTTTAACTGCTTCTAATGGGGTATATTCTATTATTTATGATATTTCTGGGTGTGGTGATAATTCATCCATCGTAATCGAATTACCGCGAGAACAAACTATTTATCTCCTCAATGTATGGCGCGAACTGATCGAAAAATATAATTCAAAGGCGGAATTTGTTAATAAAATTAAGGAACTGGGAGCAGAAATTGAGTGGGTTAGAAATTAATCGGGTGTATTTATTTACCATGAATTCATGGTAAATAATTATATGAAATATTAGTTGGTCAAAATTGAAATATATATTTATCATTTTTTTCAATAAAAAATGGCCGACGTCCCCCATATTATAATTACTCTTATAAATGACAATGATGGAAAATATACCTTTCAATTTAGTGTTAAATTCAAGGATTCTCCAGTTCAAGAAATGACCTTTCTTGAACCATGTTCTATTGATCTCGACGATCTTGTTAAATTAAGAGAGGAAGATAGATATTATATAAGCGGAGGGGCACATTCTACCTGGATTCTGAGTTGTGAAAATGGTGTGTATACTATTAAGTATTGTATTGCAGCTGGGGGAGATGACGCTTATGTAGTATTAGAACTACCACAAAAACAAACAATTTGGATGCTTACAGTATGGCATGATTTAATTTATGCTCGTAATACAGTAGATTGTCCCGAATTTATCAAATGGGCCCAACAATTAAACTGTGAAGTTGTGTAATGATTAACACGTTATTCACCCTAAATTTAGAGTGGATAAAAATTGAAAAAAAATAAACCAACGATAGATAAAAAAAAATGTTGTCGATGCTCAAGTCAATCAAATCGGACGAACCGACGTGTATTTCTCTTTTTGTCCCGCTTAATAAGCGGGAAATCGTGGTTAGTTGTTTAAAAAGTGAATATGAAAAAACGGCCAATATTAAGTCAGTCGCGGCCCGCATTGTGTTTATGACGAGTCTCAACCAGCTAATAGACACGGTTCCGACCGCAACCCAGGATATGGCTTATTTTGTATCGGAGGGTACATTCATCCCGTGCCAGCTCAATCCGGAGAGTTTATTTAGTAAAATGAGCAAGCCTATATACAAGGTAGATACGTGTTTTGACACGGCGCCATTGGAAACTGATTTGCCCCAGAGGACAAACGTGGAAACTGATTTGCCCCAGAGGACAAACGTGGAAACTGATTTGCCCCAGAGGACAAACGTGGAAACTGATTAAAATAATTAAAACATCAACTAGATAAAAATGAACCTAAATACCGTCAATCGCGTTAATTGTAATGTTCTTAGTCGAGCGGAAGATATCCACACCTTATGGAAGGTTCTCACCAGGTTAGATGAGTTAAAAGATAGCTTAATGGCTGTTTTGAATACAGTTGAAGCTAGGTTTCAATTCCAATACCGAGGATGTCAGTGGGATAAACAGTCTATTTTGGATGATATTGTAAAGCGATATCCAACCATTTTTATGTCTGTGGTCGATACAAACGGAGGTGATTGGTTTGAATTCCATATAGGCGATATTTTGGTCTCTTATAAAATAATTTTAAATTCAAATCTTACGTATCAAATTAATTATAAGGAGGTTTCCCATATTAAGAATTTTCTAAAGTTTAGCGATTTATGGACGACACCATTCACAGTGGATGATATTCGGGGAAAAGAAAAAGATCTTGATTTATATTTACAGTGGTTATATGTCTCTGAAATTATGGATGTATACTTTGATATCAGGGAATTTAATATTGGTGGTGGGATGCTTACACTTGGCGATGTAGAGGGCAAGTCCCGAAAGGAACTAGAGACCATGATTATTGATTATATGCGCGAGTCGAGGAATGAAATTGATGAGTTTTTCAATAACCCCTAATTAGAGGTTATTAACCTTAGTGTAGCTTGAATATTCCTACCTCGATATGGATAGGGTAGCCTTTAAAATATGGTTTTCGTGTCCAAGGGAAATCCTTATATAATAAGTTGATTGAATCTGTAGTCCTAACTCTGATTTGTAAATGTATTTTATCATTAACATCCATCATAGTTATTGCAGTAATATATGAAGTGTCAAAAACATCGTTAAAAAAATTAGCATGTTCCTTAAAAAATGCATGAGCATCATCCCATTCTTCTTCTCTAATCCCCATTTGTATAAAAACTAATTTAAACCTGTAAATCAGTTTTTCGCTTGCGAAAAAAGTTTAGCCAGAGGATAAATCAGTTTTGGTTATTGATTAAAACGGATTTTTATCGCTGCAGGCGTGCCCGGATAGCGGGGCAGAACCGGCACGAAATTGAATAAAAATTTCGTATAAACTCAGAAATAAATGGTAGACGAGTTTACACCTGAGTTTTTCGATAAAGCGAGTCAAGCGTGGCGAAAAAATAAAAAACGCCAGGGTGAAAGCTGGGTTTATATTTGTACTTATATCCATTCTGACGGTAAACGGTGTAATAGGCGTATTTATGCTCCCGAAATAAAATATCATATTACTAATCGTAATGTGTTTTGTAAGCAACATTGCAGACGGCGCTATGATCCTGATATTAATGTTTGGTGTTGATAATAACCTCTAATTAGTGGTTATTGATTAATTCGTGATTAGTTTCAATTGGATGATTCCTACAAGTCCCAAGCAACCCGTTTTTATATATTAGTGTGATATGATTATACGGTATTACACATTCATGTATTTCACACCTCATTAAATGGTTTCAGTAAACTTTGAGTCATTTAAAGTTTTATTATTGATGTAAATGAAACCACACAGTAGAGACACCAGAGTTGAATTATTACCGTGTAATGTTTGCGGAAAGCTCCATAAAACCCAATATAAAAAAGATGTGGCCTATATTGTATGTAAAAGTTGTGGTAGTATTTCAACCCATATTAAGATGGTAATCCAATTACCTGAAGTGAATTAAATAATCCATAATTATAGATTATTTATTGCATATAATTTTACAAGGTGGTTTTATACCTAGTATTGATTGGTCTACAAATTGTAATTCTTCATCCACAATTCTCTGTATAAACAAGAGTTTATAATTATTAGTTTCATCTAGACTTATAATCCATACTTCACCTTCATATTTATCTTTTATAGCAGACATTTTTTCTTTTAAATTGTACTTATAGATAGCTTCCTCCCATGTATACATAGATTTTACTTCAATAATAACCTTTTTATCCATATATTCAACCATGATATCTGGTGTATAACAATGATACACACCAATATCATCCAACCATTTAAAATATGGTACTTTCTTAGGGTCTGTTATAATATGTTCTTTTCCTACTATATTGGTAAGAAAAGAAACTGCAAACGGTGTGTACCCTTCTAATTTAATAATTGTACCATCGCATAACTTTACTTCATTTCCATATCTTTCATCACGGGTAGCAAGCCGTCGTTCTCTCCAGCATTCTTTACATTGTCTACCTCTCATTACAGAAGCATAATCAAACTTGCAGGTTCTACCACAAGGACATAGTAAAGTAAGCGGGATAGTTCTTCCGGTATACTCGGATCTATCTCCCATCCATAAAAATCCTCTAAATCCTAAATCAGCTTCAACCTTTTCGATCGGATTAAGTTTTTCAAGGTGTAGACATTTTCCACATTTATTATAAGGTGGCTTACAGTTATTCAATGACTTGGTGAATAATAAATCACATTCAATACATTTAATAGTTACCTGGGCTCGTTCTTTGGTTTTATCCGATTTAACGGCTACAATAGGAACTCCGAATTTTTTTTCTATATCCTCCTTTTTTGATACTTTGGCACAGCTTACACATATATTACTTCTTACATTTACTTTATTTAAGGCTGCTTTATAACACACACGCCCTATATAATCACATCCACCGGCACATCTATAAGGGATAGATTCTAGATTATCAACTGGATTTCGAAGAATATCAAACCCAGCTTCCCGTAAAACACGTCCCATTTCTTCGGGTGTTTTTTTAGACCTCGGAGGCGGTAAACATAATTTACATGGCTCAGGTTCATCATCTTCTTTGGCTGTGTATTTCTTTTGTAATGAATCATAGCGATAAATATATTCATGATTGTTAGGGCACAAAATTCGAACTTTTCGGATTTGTTCATCATATTCTACCAGTTGCCACCCAAATTTATTTAACATAATCTGGATTTTATCTAGTACTGTTGAACCTTTTGTCTTATCAACAACTACATATGTTTTGGTATAACATTTTTTACATTTAACTTCAGTATCCTCTTCAACATGGTTAAATTTTTTAATAATAGTTATATATTCATAATCCATATTATGGCCATTTTTACAAGATACTTGAACGGATTTATGCTCATCATTGTAGTCTAATAAACTCCATCCAAATTTAGACAACACACTTTCTAATCTTTCAACTTTTGCATCAATTCTTTTACACTCCTTACAGCTATAGTTTTTATCTTTATTTCGCGATTGCAATCCTTCATATTTATAATTCATAACATGCCCTTTCGAACAAACTACAATAGCATTTCTTGTCGAATCATCATAATCAACCAAGTCCCAGCCAAAATTTTTCATCCATTCACGCACATTATGCAATCTTAATTCTTCACCTTCTAATCTTGGTGCTTTGACAGGTTTGGGGCTGTAGGAAGTTTTCTTTCTGATGATCATTTTGTTTTATTTTAGTATGTTTGAAATCCTTAGATCAATTTTGGTCTACTTAGTCATGATTCGCACAATATTCAAGTTTAGACCACGGATAGCATTTTCAAAACGATCGGAATTCTTTTGCATATTCGAATAATATTCTAGAATAAACCAGAATATTATTAAGCTTACCACGAAGGGAAACCGAGAGCGCCTCCCGAAATACGAACTATGTTCATATTGAGCCCTCTAATGACTATACGGAACCGATTGCGGTTGAAGGGAGAAGGAGAACCTTCTTCACCAAAGCCATCATCACCAGGTTGAGGATTGCGAGGAACGTTGAAGGTGAATTCCATGGAGACGGTGAGTTTAGAGTAGTTGGTGGAACCAGTGGGGTCGACGCTGAGGGGCTTCTGGGCGTACGAGTAGGTCTGGTAACCACGGTAGACAGCAGCGCTAGCCCACTTGTAGAAGGGTTCGACTTGGGTGAAATAGTCGGTAGGCATGCGGTCGAGACGGGCAGTGTTTTCGTAGAGCAAGCTGGTGAAGGTGATGGGGTTGCGACCGGGGATGAGGTCACCATCAATGAGGTAGGTACGGGTGAGCTTATCAGCTTCCTCGTTCACACAATAACCGTCAGTGGTGTAGGTGGAGTAAAGACCAAGGATGCGGCTGGCATATTCGTTGGCAGCACCCCAGAACAAGGCCTTCATGGGGTAGTTGAAGCGGATATCAACATTGAAGACAATATCGTTAAGAGCATCAATACCGTTGTTGGCGGATTCAACAACCTGGTCGTAGAGTTGGACCTGTTCGATGAGGATATCACGGGGACCACGGGTCATAGCAGCACGTTCCTGGTTGGAGACAATGGCGTATTCAGCCCAGACGGTGGGGAGCTGGAGCTGGAAGAACAAAGTTTCAGAGAGCTGGATACCGTAGATGGTCAAGGTTTCGTTGGAACCGTTGGGATCGGCATCATCCATAAACCCGGTAAGCAAGTCAGAGTCAACAGTACCAGAGCTGGTAAGACCGAAGGGACGGTAGCTGGAAGCAATGACAGAGCATTGGACATCACCGGCATCAGAGATATAACCGACGGGGCCGAGACCCATGACAGTGGTGGTGTCGTAGGCAAGATCTTGCCAGCAGACCCGACGGCGGAGACGGAGCAGAGCGAAGGGATTGCGGACAAAGTTGAAGACAATACGCATATCGTTGTAGGGGAGGGCAGCGGTGGGGAGGGAGACACCAGTGTCGCGGTAGTAGAAGAAGGGCAAGTTCACATTGATGTCGGAGGTGCGGGGAAGGGAAGCATTCCAGTCAATGAGTTCGGGACGGTTACCAATCATGTAGCTGTACACGGTAGCCTTGCTGGCATCAAGGGAGAACTGGGACCAAAAGTCCAACCAGACATTATCAAAGGTCTGGACGGGAAGTTCGTTGAAGAGCAAAGTGATGGAACCAGTGTTGGAGTTGGTTTCAAAGATATTGTGACCGACGTTCTTGGTCCAGGCAACATCAGTGGCGATGGTGACGGCAAAAGCGGGCTGGTCAGCTGCGGCAAGATTGGGCTCGAAGAGGGTATTCACAGAGGGATCAGTGGAGGGTTCAGCACCGGCATCGGGGACGCGGAAGGGACCGGGGTTGGTAAAGTTGCAGGGGTTGCAAATGGTGGGGGAACCAGCACCAGAGTAGAGAGCGGGCTTATCACCCCAGTTCTTGGAACACTTCAAAAACCAGTAGTATTGGTTGCGGTTGCTCTGGTCGGGAAGAGTGGGGGCAACGCGGGTAGCGGGGACTTCGGGGAGGGTAAAGCGAAGCCAGTTGCGGAGCAAGAAATCACCGGTACGGGTGATCTTGTAGTAGGGTTGCGAGGGGGAACCATCCACACGGAGAGTGATGGGGATGCTGGAAAACCAGGAGCTGCGCTTGATGTAGCGGGTAAAGTAGGTAATAGCGTTCTTGCCACCATAAAGGGATTTGTCAATTTCATCAAAAGTTGCCAAGTCGATGTAGGCAGCGGTGATGTTGTTGTTGTTTGTGGTGTTGGATTGAGCCATCTTGTTTTATTTAGATTCTAGAAAATATTGTTGTGTTTTTTTCATCAGGCAACGCACCGCACGTGTACTAAATTACACGTATCATCCAACCCATAATAGTGGTTGTATAATAGAATACCCGATAAAACCTAATATACACCCAATTTCTTCCTGTATAATTCATCGAGTTAAAACTCTTATAATTTTTTCGAGTGGTTTTGAGCTAAAAACAAGAAATGTGATATAAATATGAATGTGTGGCCTATGACAGACATTTGGGACCCTAAAAGTGTTGCCCTCGTCAAGCGTAAAAGTTCAGGTGCTTTTTCGCAAGTTTATATAGGTAAAAAAGGCGGACATAAATATGCCGTTAAAATATTTAATGATTTTTATACCAATCAAACCTATGACCCACTTGATACCCTGGAGCTTCCTAGCTGTATTTCAGAGGAAAATGCTCTTCTGAATATGCCAATACATCCAAATATCATTAAACTAGAGGCAAAATATGTTAAAAATCAGGCCATTCATTTCGCCTATGAATTAGGTAAAAAAAGCATGCATGCCTATGAAACGGACCACCCACTTGATTATATCCGTCAAATCCTGCGCGGTTTGAGGCATTGTCATTCCCATAATATTATTCATCTCGATCTTAAACCGGACAATATCATCATGATGCACGATTCTAGTGTCAAAATTGCAGATTTTGGGCATTCGGTGATTGTGCCTGAAGTTTATGGGGAATATCCGGTTCCTTTTGATAAAACGACACTTTGGTATCGGGCACCTGAGCAGCTTTTCCGGGTGTGTTATACAGGATATTCGGATATCTGGTCGATGGGGTGTATTATTTATGAATTATATGTGGGAAAATATTTTTGTATGACGGAAAACGAAATGCAAATGGTACTTCGCCTGTTTAAAACATATGGCACCGACAACATCCCAACAGATTATTTGAAAGCCGATGTTGCCCCAAAAGTTCTACCCAAACATCCAAAACAAAACTGGCTTGGATATGACCGTGAATCTATTCCATCAGAATATCGAAATATATTATATCAAATGCTTCATCCTGACTATCGCAAACGTCCAACGATATATGAAGTGTGTGATGCCTTTGAAGTAGACGGTCCGCTGGATGAATTAGGTATAACTGTGATACGGTCTCACAGCTGTCCTGATCCCATTGATTCGACACAGGTTAGTAAAATTCCTATTGTTATATCAATTATAGATTTTATTAATCAAAATTATGGCAAGGAAGCACTAGTTCAAGTAGAACGAGATACACCTGAAGAAGCACGGTATATGGATATTATTTCCCAAATTGGTGGTTGCGAATCGGTGAAATTAGAAACATTACCCGGTAGATCGCCATCCGTTATTAAACCAGAGGAGCTAAAACAGCCTTATCCATCATTTTTATTTCTTGATCGACCCACAATCATCAACCCCGGAAAAGACTTTTATTGCATGGGCTATAAAATAGATCCTGATATTTTTGTCGAGTTAATACAAAACCACTATGTCGAGTATATTTAAACTAGGTCTGTTTCAGATAATGAGAACTTTTAACATTTTATAATGTTTCACCCGAAATATCTTACTACAACTTAATATCGATAGTGTCCAACTTTCGCCCTACTTTACAGTAGAGGTTCCACTCACCTGGTCTAGTGGTGAAGGACGGGGTTTACAGAACGATTCAGGTCTTATTTGCTTCTGAATCCATTCTTTTGTTAGGTTTCTTATATTTACCGCTGAATTCCAGTCTCTTGTTCTGTATATGGTCTGTTTGATTTCTGATCTCACACATCCAGAACAATATAATAACCGGAATACTTTCTCCTTCTTTTCATTCCTGTAATACTCTAGCTGATTATGGCAATTACAACATTTTTGACTGGTGTATGCTTCGTTTACCGTTACAGTCTCAAATCGCTTATCTATGATTTTTCTCAAACCCTTACCCATGGTTGGCATAAAATTCTTCATTTGTGTAGAACGCGACCAGTTACCATACCCAATCAATATTTTCTCTCCAAACTTTTCTTGAATCTTGTTTAGGAACAAGTCAATGGACTTGTTACCGTAACTGTAGACTCGAAACTTCATCTTTCTCCATACTTCCTTACTATAAAACAATTCTGTATTTTTAGCAACTGCATCATATGCTTTTAAACACTCTTTATAATAATCTATATTGAGTGTTTTACTATTATAATTTGATAGTGCTTCTTCCGCTTTAAAAATATTGTTAGTTTCCTTTTCTTTAAGTAGCACTTTATGGCTTCTTTTAGACCGACGTTCAAAATTTCGCTGTGGTGCAGTATATTGTACTTTGTTTCCATGTGAGTCTACCATATAAACAAGAGACCGTTTTCCAGGATCACATCCTACAATATTATGAGTCGAATAATCCTGTAATTTTTCTACAGGCAATTCTTCAAGTTGTGGATAAGGTTCCTCAATAACTGATGTTTTACTACTTTTTTGTCCCCATTTCTTGTCTTTTAAATCGTTTCGTACAAATACTATAGACACGCTAATACCATCGGTTGATATTTGATTGAAAAATGTATAACCTGTTTTTCTAAACACCTTATGGTCAATCTTTAAAAAAGAGTCCCAAACCATATGACTGCTTTGTTTTACAGTTTTAAAAAGTTTACTTTTTTGACAACCTTCAGGGCAAAACAAATCAATGAGACAACATGTATCGAGAGTAATATGTTTTGGTATAAACCCGTCTGTTAAAGGACAGCATTGAAAAAGTTTTTTATCGAGTGATTCCAACACATCACCCATATACATCATACTTTTTAAATAAGGAAATGGGTTTGATTCAACATCATAATAAACAGATTTTTTTATGTCTTTATCAGGTAATACATGGTTCAAATGTTTATTTTGCCAGTCTTGAAAATCGTCAGTATGTTTACAGTTTAAAATAGTATTCACAAAGAAAGAAACTTTTGATTTGTCATCACAATCTAACGTGGTTTTAACAAACCTGTAAAAATGCTTTGTAAAACGTTCTTTAATATTGTTTGAATAACAGGTATAAATTTGCGTTGCTAAATAATTGATGATGTGTGTTTTATTTTTAAGACATACCTTTTCATGGGAAAAAATGGGTTGATAATGAGTATTGTAAAAATCGTCAAGAGTGTGCTTCATATCCATTTGTTGTGGTTTCCTACCTTGAATAGAGCGCGTTCCGAGTGTTTTAATACAATATTTAATAAAGGTATTATCGATTACTGGAAGAGGGAGATTCTGTGTGTATAAATAGAGAAGATACAAACGAATAAATTGATAAGTTTGAGTGGTTAAATGATGGATGTCAATAATAATTTTATTGATAACTGGATACACATTATGTTTATTTTTAAGCACTTTATTAAGTAGAATTTTCTTGGTAGTGAAATCAGGAGTCATGTGTATTTTAATCTTTTGATGTTTTATAATAATATATGTTTTTAACTTTTTTTTAATATATAAATAGGGTATAATAATATTTATTAAAATATTATTTTAGGTGATACAAAATCAACATAAATAAAAGCTCTCGTTATCTGAAACAGACCTAATTAGTTTAAATTTACACATTTAACCCTAGGCACTGTCGTATCTGGTGTCTCATTTTCTGTGTATTTAATTTTTCACCCAAAGCTTGAACATCGGGTAGTGTTGGACGCGCGGGAATGGGTGATTCTCCCGTACGCGGCGCGCGCTTTTTACGGGTAGTTGCTTCACTTACGGCTGGTTTGTGAATTTCAGATAAAGTAGTTACTAACTGGGTCATTGTATCACCAGTAACTGGCTTGGGTGTAGCTGGCACGAGAGGTTTAGGGGTGACTACTTTACGGACTGTCGGTGTGGGAGTCTTTTTGCGCGGACTAGGGGTTTTACGGCGGGGACTAGGGGTTTTACGGCGGGGACTAGGGGTTTTACGGCGGGGACTAGGGGTCTTTTTGGGACTAGGGGTTTTAGGCCGAGATGGAACCACCTTTTTAGATTTAGCGACTTCATCTTTAATAGATTTCACTGCTTTAGCTAAAGCTTCTTTTGTACCACCAACTTTTATGGTTTGATCGAGTTGATTTACTAAAGTTTCAATCTTTTTCTGACCACGCATCGACTTGACACAACTATTAGTTTGCACATTACAAATTTTATCATCAGGACAATAATAAGCATTTTTAGGTCCACATCGGTCAGGGTTGGTATAACCCGGAAGCTTTTGGGGTGATATGACTCTCGGAACTCCCGATCTGATGACGGGGGCCTTTTTGCGAATCTTCAAAGCAGCACGTTTAGGCGCGGGTTTGGGTGAGGGTGGGGGAGATGGTTTAGGTGATGGGGCCCGGCGTTGAGGGGTGGGCGCTTTGAGGGATTTCTTCCAAACATTATATTTGGCGATAAATTCGTCCAATTCTGCTCCCGTTGCGGCTGCTAAACGAAGATCGGTATTTTTAGCCTTGTCTTGGGCTACTTTACCTTTGGCTGTAATCAACCGCCCGGTAGAGACATTGAAAAATTTACCGTCTTCTATGCCTTTATGAACCTTTTCAAAATGTTTGATTTCTTTCGAGGTCATTTATAATAGCACTTTTAATTAAATAGGAAAAAAAAATCAAATTCAATTTTCCTTCAGTTCTATTAGTGGTTGGATATATTACTTATTATCATGAGCTTTATCGTACGCAACAAAAAATATTTAGACGGTAATACTTTACTAAAATGCCAAAAAAAAATACTTTTGATTATATCTTTGAATTTGTGGGGGCTTTGACCGAAATTAGCAATGATGTATATGTCCAGGAATATCACAAAGTTCTCAAGGCATTAGACACCCCTGTTGAAGATACTGGGTTAACCCGCGAGGACATTGAGAAATTAACCAAACATAAAAAACAAACCAAAAAGAAGTATGTTAAAATCTTCCGCGGGCTTTATGAAGAGGAGTATGAGGCACTCTTTAACGAACAACATGACTGGATTATCCAGCAAGTAAACATTCCATCAACGCGCACCGATATTTGTCTACCCTTGAGCCAGGTATACAAAGAAGCAACTCTTGATTCTAAACTGGCTATTCTCAAGTATATTTATTTGATTTCTATTTCAATAGAAGAAGATACTGAAATCAAGGATGCTCTCAAGGATATTTATAAACGCCTTGAGGAAGACCATATTCGAAACCATGAACGGTTGGCGCTAGCGGGTGATGACGACGAACCTATAAGTGATAATCCACTAGCAGACATGATTCAACACATGTCGAAAAATATGCCAATGCCGGAAGATCCAGCCAAGCCAGATTTCGGGCAAATGTTTGGGTATGTAACTGCGATGATGGGTGATCCTAAAATGCAACGGAATATTAGCGCCCTCACACAACAGCTTGAACAGGATGGAATGCAGTCATTTTTTCAGAATATGCAATCAACATTTGAAAAAGAAATGCCCTCTAAACCATCGGGTGAAAGTAGTACGTCCGATGACGCTACCCAGACACCTAAACAGCTCCCACCCGCACCACCTAAAAAGGAAGAAAAGAAAGACTAGTATGCGTTGCGCCGCATACCACGCTAACTCTTATAAATATATAAGTAAATTAATCGGTTAATTAACCGACTAATTTATTCAAGAGCATTTTTGAGCGTTTCCAACCCTTCATATGCCTTGGGGATGGCAATACTACGTTCCTCACAATAACCCACATACTCGTTTATTAAATAATCCAAACATTCAACGAGACGAGGTTTAATATCGGCTTGCTTGTACTTGTCATTATTATGATATTTACACCAGCCGTCCTGACTGAGATCTTCGGTTTGACCACATGGCTGACCATTGCGTTTAATAGCTTTACACCTGGGCATCTTTTTTTTTACAGATTTCTAAAAAGAAAAAATCAGTTTTTAACGTAGAAATAACCCATAATAATAGGTTATTGTTGTTGGTTAAGCAAACGAGAAATATTTTCCATGGTTGGTTTCTCACCGTGTGATTCCGCAAAACATTGAAAACAACTTCCAATCTTTACAATGTTCTGGCGTTTATTACATACCCCACACACTGGTGTATTTGTTTGAGCTAGTAGACAGGGTTTACAAATCTCGGTACCTTTGAAGAACCATAATCGCCTATTGCACTCGGTGTTACAATAATTACACGTCGACATCTTTGTTATACTAAAAGTAGAGTAAAAAAATCAATTTTTATAGCACAACTACCGCCCCACTAAGGGGTATAAACATCTCTGCATACAAGTTAACCCCCGGCTCCAAACTTCAGCCTAAAATTAGTAGTAGTTTTACTTGATGTTTTATTGCATTTAATCTAATTTGTTTTTAATATATTTATACCTATCTATAAAACGTTCAATGTATAGTAAAAATGTCTTTTTATGTAGGTCCTTATTCATATCAAAGAACCTAAAATTGGGGTTGCAGAATTGCCCCAAGCAATAATCTTCATCCCACGATTCTTTATACTTGTGCCATAAAGTATAATATAGTTTTGATGGGTTATCCTTTTGTTTTAATATAATTGTATAAATTACATCACATTCTTCAGTATCTACCTTCATTTAATATAGTTATAATTTTTAAGCTCAATCAGTTTTCAGACAGATTCATGCCTTTATTACTAAGTGTGTCAGCGCGGGAATTTTGCGCTCGCGGAATCCATTCTAACTGATGAGGAATTTTACCCAAAAGAGTTTTACACTCCTGACATAAAGGTACCAAATTAGGTGCTTTACACCTCCAACGTCCTTTGAGATGTTCAATGACCAGCTTACTATCACCCTGGATTTTGAGATGGGTGAGGCCCGGTAGCGTTGCGCAAAATTTAAGCCCATTCAACACGCCGGTATATTCGGCAAAATTATTCGTGTTGTGTCCACACCCGCAAAAATCTTCCTTTACCATATTATGGTTTTGATCATATACCACAAATCCAGCCCCGCTCGGTCCGGGATTACCCCGACTACCACCGTCAAATTGCAAAAGATAGGCCATGTTTTAATGGGTAAATGATGGATAATATAAATCAGTTTTCGTACAGCGAAGCTACCGCCCATCGAAATATTTTCTGTTTTTTTAGCGACCAAAATTGATTTAAAAAACAAATCCAATTAAAATAAAAAAACACACAATGAATTATTCCGCTCTTTATGCTTTTTATTTTGTTGTCGGATTGATTGTTAATATTGGTATTGTTCATAAGGATCCTCCATATATTTACGAAAATGATACTAACATGACGGTAGCGAGTGACCTGAGTCGTGGTAAACAATTTAACGAATTAATTTATTGTGTGGATAATAGTGAATGTAATTATCCTAAGGGTAAATGTGTTGAATATACCACGGATTTGTCGATATGTAATTGTAAAGACGGGTACTTACACAAATCATATGATGAACCATGTACTTATCATCAAAAAGATAAAGTTGCCTCGTTTTTATTTTCATTATTTCTGGGTGAATTTGGTGCAGATTATTTTTATTTACACCGTGGAAATGGAGGTTATATCGCGGCAGGAATTTTCAAGTTAGTGACAATTGGAGGTCTTGGTGTATGGTGGTTGGTTGATTGGATTCGTATTCTTGCTGATACGTTTAATGATGGAAACGGATTACCACTTTCTCCGTGGTAATAGAGTTCTATAATTAAAAGATAAATTTATCTTTTAATAGTTACAGATAACTGATTCGGTCCCGGGACATTTTTACGCTTGTTTTTGGAATTGCGCTTTAGAGGGAAAATGGGTGGTTTTATGTAATCTGGGCAATCGGATTTACCGTCCTTGTAAATATCCCACAACTTTAACTGACCATTGTTATGCCATTTCCGTGACAGACCATGTTTTTTACCGTCAATGTAGTTTGTTATTTCGGCTTGTTTACCATTATTATACCAGGTTTGGTGTAAACCATGTAAATTACCGTTTTGATATATGTTTTTTTCTTGCAGTACCCCGTTTTCATGGTAACATAACCATTCACCATCAGGATTTAAATTTTTCCACACCCCTTGTTGAGATAACTGCCCGCTGGGGTAAAAATCTTTAATCAATCCATTAATTCCATATAAACGATGGTAGTAAGCAGCCTCTTTGGACAGATAAAAATGAATACCATCCCCACAGACGTTATTTTTATACTTTTCATTATAGCTGGGTTCGACTACTTTTTCACCCACTTTATAGATAAATCCTTTATGGTAATCGCTTTCAATTGAATCAAGGGTTTCCTTACCGAATTTACTCTTGATTTTTACAACTTGTGCTTCGCGACATCGAAATTTTGCATAATTTTTATCTACCACCCCATCCCTATCAAGATTATTTTCCCCATCCGGGTCAATCTGTAAAGTTATGATATAATTACCAGCTGCTTTATAAACCTCCATTTATATGAGATTATTCGTTTAAATTATCTAACCACTCACTCAGACGATCCAGGGCTGCATCAATTCGGGGTGAAACCTCCGCGCGGGTCGGATCCAAGTCAACAAAGGCTAATCGCGCGGTCCATTCGGCCTCCCCGTCGCGACCAAATGATTCACCCGTAAGTAGGGCGATTTGTGTTTCATCGAGCATTCTCACGAAAAAATCACGCGCGCTTATACTCGGTTTACGCCATGCTTCAAAATCAACAAAAATATAAAACCCGGCGCGTGGTTTCCATGTTTTAACACCCATTTCACGTAATCGGTGCGCTATATACTCGCCCTGCGTTTTCAGGATTTCGTTTTTATATTGGATATACTGCTGAAGTGGTTTGGTATCATTCTTAAAAATCTCAATCATCGCGAATTGGATGGGCGCTGACACGCACGAAAAAGTTTCCGAACCCAGCTGAATAAGCAAGTCTTTAAGCCGTTTAAATTCCGTCGCCGCGGGGAATATAAGATAACCAAACCGCCAACCTCCCGCATCAAATGATTTCGAAATACCATTACTTATAATGCTGCCTTCCGGGTAGAGTTCAGCGATGGAGCAATAACACTTGCCGTCGAATATTAATTCATTATATATTTCATCAGATAATACCCATATATTGTGCTTGCGGCATACTTTTATTAGTTCCTCCAACTCGGCGCGCGAATAAATTTGGCCGGTCGGATTATTGGGGTTGTTTAATATTAATATTTTCGGACCGCCCGCACCTTTTATCAACACGGATTCAAGATCGCTCGGTTGGACTTTCCATCCTGTTTCGAACGTGGTCTCAATCGGTAGCCACGATTTTCCTAGCAATTTTAATTGATTAAAATAAGATACCCAGCTCGGGGTTGGAATGATAAATTCACCATCAAAGACTGAAGTTAGTATAAATAAAAGTTCCTTACTTCCGGGGCCGAGCACTATATTTTCAGGGGCGCCCGATACGTTAAATTTTTGGTAATAATTAGCTATTAATTGACGTAACTCATATAGTCCTTGCACGGGGAGATATTGGTTTTTATGGCACTTATTTTTCAAAGCACCAATCATGCTCGGATGCGCGGGAAAAGGCGACTGGCCAAACCCCCATCGTATCACATCCACGCCATTAGCAGTTAACGCTCGACACTTTTCGTTAAGTTCAAGCGTGGGAGAAATATCATGGGTGATGGTATCCATGGTTGGTCTATATAATTTATAATAATCATTATAAATTATGTCTATAATTAGACGGTTACCCCAAACGACGAGATTAGTAGCAAAATGCCAAATCCCGCAAATACCCCCAATATACATAATACCATACGATGAACCATATAATCACTATACATATTTGGTATAAATTTACCATTATTTTTCTGACCCAACACGAAAATAAAAGGGTCTTTTGAACCGCCACCTTTAACGTGAATACTTGTAGGCGTAAATCCCGCGAAATCACCCATTTTGAATATTTCTAAATATAAATCATATTTATCCATCGCATAAATACTTGTTTCCGGGTTCCAATTATAATATAATATATCAGTATAGCTATCCGAATCCACAGTATCGGCCGATTCATAAATTTGAATTTTTCTAACCAAATATTTACCTGCGGGTGCTTCACCGCGATTATCATCCCAATCAAAAATTAAGCTACCCGACAAAAATGGGTAAATAAAAATATTGTACCAAGTCATTTTATTGAGAGTAAAAATGAGGTGGAAAAATCAGTTTTAAGTAATATATTTAAACCTAGTATATACTATAAATGAAGAAACTTTTCTTGGGTTTATACGGTATGACTTGCGCGAGTGGTGTATATGTTTTTTACCGGATAAATAGAAACTATAAAATTCTACGCGATCTACAGCGACCCGATTTATCACTCGATCAACTCATGGAAAAATACCCTGAATTAAATTAAAGTGGGGTATAGCTGGCACCCACCGCAAAATTACCCCGTGTGGGAAAGACGCGCGGTTGGTCTTGCAGAGGAGGTACATTATTCACAACCACGCTTTCAGGCGCGAAAGGAGCAGGTTCAAGTTCAAATACGGTTGCACCCTTTTCTACAGCTAGAATATCTACCGTATTGCAGTCTGGTGGAACGCGGAGTTGAACATTTTTTAACTTACATGTTCGGGGTATGCCACGTCGGTATACATTCCATCCTTGACACCCACACCGGGTTTTTTCGGGTTTCATTCCAGTAAACTGACACTCCTTGTAAGTAGAACTGATATAAGAATTTGGAGTTGCTTTGCAAAAATTCATTTCTTTTTAAAATAAAATCTTTTACAGTATAAATGACCAGAAAAGTCATCAACCCCATGACAGGACGTAAAATTAAGGTAGGGGGCGCCGCTTACGCCCGTCTCCCGGCCGGAACTCGCGTTAAAACTCCTACTGGAAAAACCGTCGTAGTTCACAAGAAAAAGCGCAGCGCGCGCCCATCAAGTCCCCTTCCTAAAAAGGGCTACCGTCGTTATTCTCAGCTTAAACTCGGCAAACAAGTCCGCAGCCCCACCACCGGGCGCAAAATTTCCGTCGGTAGCGCGGCTTATCGCCAGTTGTATTCTGGTGTAGTAGACCTTAAACAATCCCCTCACCGTGGACTCTGCCGTCAGTACCCTTATGTACCTGATGAATTCTTATGTGGTAAGAAATGCTCGGCTAATAGTTGCTACCCGGTGAATAGCAGTAAGCGTTATGCCGCGGCTTATGGTTATTCGCGCAAATATTACGGTAACTCCCCCAAGGGAAAATGTATCCGTAAATGCGCTGATAAAATCAAGGCTAAATACGGTAACAGTCCCGCCTGGGTTGGTGGTAAATATCGTACGCCTTATTATGCCAGTCCGAAACGCGTGAAGAAAGCGCGTAAATCAAGTGGGCGCCGTAAAAGCCGAAAAACCCATAGTAAATCCCGGTCTCCTCGTAAATCACGAGTAGGAAGCCCGAAAAAAAGACGTTCTCCCTACGGAGGCGCCGGTCGTAAATCCACCGCAGGACGCCCTAAATCCCCTCCGCGTGGTATGTGCCCGTTTGGTGGTCCCCATCCCGCTGGTACACGAGGCTGTCGGTGTTATTACTAAGTGCGTTGCGCCGCACACCACGCGCCCTAATATAAAAAGATAAAATTATATTTTATTCTATAAAATATAATGGGTATATGTTGGAGTAAATTATGCAATCATTGTAAGAGCATCCTTATTTTTCAAGATACTAAAACCAAGACTTATGATGGGTTGGAGTGGAATGTGGAATATTATAAATGCCACAAGTGTAATCGAGAGGAAATAATATATCGTATTCCTGATGAAAGTTGGTAGTTACCACTACAATTATTTCAATATAAGAACGGCAAGCAACAATATAACAACCACGGCAAAGGCTATTCGCATACGTCTTTCATCAGCAGGCTCGCCGAGAGAAGGACCGTCTCCTTCACCACACGTCTGGTCAATTCTTATATTCCCGATATCAACCCCTTGCTCGGCTAGTTCATTGAGGATTTCAACATTGGCATAGCATATAGTAAGCACCTGGTTACATGGCTCCCGTTTTTGCCCTTCCGTTTTATAAGCTGATTTTGTCACACAATCTTGCGAGTAGCAAAATGCCTGGGCTCCAACTAGGTCTAGGTTCTCAATGAGAAGATCAGGCAAGTCATCCACGGCATTAATACAACTACATACCACCTTCCCACGGTTGAAATTCTCGATTTGGATATAGGTCGGGACTTCAGATAAAATGACGTGGTTGCCTTCAAATCCCATATAAACAGGGTACCGCTGGAGGCCCCCCTCAACATCGCGGCTTATGGTAGTACCGTATTTTTCCACCCAATAAGTAGCCGGGGTTTCCTCGCCATCCTCGGATGTTTCTGGAGGTGTCATCTCCCGTATCATAAATCTGAATGGGTTTCCATATTCAAACGCTGTATTTTTATTATGGAAATTTTCACGATTAACAGCCTGATAACTAGAATCAATATTGGCGTTTTCGTCAATATAATGATAAAGCTGAAGATACCGGGGTAAATCTTCGACTGTGTGAAATTCCCACACCGGTTCGCCGTCATATCGAATACCGGTGTCAACAATGCGATATTCCATAGGAAAAGGCGCGAGGACAGGTTTTCCAAACTCGATATTACCCAGATATTCACCGTTTGGAAATTTAAAAGTAATAAAATTACCATTCGTAATGGGATCGGTTGGGATGCTA